GTATATGGGTGAGCAGTGTTATTTTTACCTGCCCAGCTCGCACTACTTAAATCAGGGATAATCGTACCGTCAGTTGATGCAACTGCCATCATAACTCGGTTTAAGTCATATATTCTATCGTAACCACTAGCAAAGGTATTCAATCCAATCGTGGATTGCTGCTGTCGTTTTGTAATTTTTCCGACTTTACGTTCAATAATAAACTCTTTAGCTCTCATATTATTCCGTAGTAACGTCTAAATCACTTTCAGTACTCATAACAGAACCAGCAACAAAACCATCCAATTCTATTAATAAAGCTGCGTCATTAACATCTACATAAGTTACAGTAGATGCTATAAAGTGTTGCATCACTACATTAGCAAGAGGCGTAGTTACTATCCTAACATTGCCACTAGATACGTTCATATCATAAGTAGCTAATGCATTTCCGTTAAATGTTGTAGCGTATCCTGTCCACTTTACTTGTGTTAAATTGTTTAATATTTGAGCAGAAATTAAAATATCTTGACTATCGTTATTACTAGGATTTCCTGTTCTAATTTGAAATTGACCTTGAGTAAATTCAGCTACCGGTGTTTGCCAAATTACTTGATTTGCGCTAGTTCCTGATGTAATTGATTCTAGTGTATTAGTAGAAGTTGCAAATAGATTAGAAAAGTTATTGTTAATCTTTCCAAACGCAACTCGTAACGGATCACCTTCACCATCGTTTGGTAACGTGCCTATATTAATAATTTCTTGTGTAGCCATGATATTAATCCAATGTTATTATATATTTATCTGTTACAGAATAGCTTTAGCTACTTTAGAAGCTTTAATCATAGCATCATACAAATCTTGTTTTTTCTGTAAATCTTTTGTATTATTAGAAATTGCAGATTCAAGATTTAATCCATTAATAAGCGTAGCATATTCTTTATCTGATAACTTTCCTGACTCATGAAGTTTTTGAATGTCATTAAATTTCTTTTCTAAATCGTTAATGTTCATCGTGGTTTATCTCCTAATACTTGTTGAATTGTTTCGGCTGATGCAATTATTTGTTCTAAACTAAGCTCACAAAAAGTTTGTGATACTTGATCATTAGTAGCATATAATTCTACACCTTGGTCTATTAATTGATATAAATCATTAGATAATTCATGTGTATCTTGATTTCGTCTTAGATATTGAGTGAAATTCTTAAACTCTAAAGAACTTCTATACAAAGTAACAAAGTTTTCCTTTGATACTTCATTGTTATCGCACGTTTCTACTGACAGTTCAGCAGTGGTTCTTATCCAATTGATTAGTTCATATTCATTAGTATCATACTTTGCTACTAAAAAATAATTAAATGTACTGCACCCTGACAGTAATAATAGTGCTGTGATAATTAATATATTTTTCATATTAGTTTCCTATATTTGGTAATAAACGTCTAAAAAATCCGCGATCTTCTACTGGTTCAGGAACAGTGGGTTCTGTAGTTTCGTTATTTGATTGTTCTATTTCTAATTGATTACTTTGTCTTTCTTGATTTTCTTCTAACCAACCTGAAGGACCTTTTGGTTTGGTAGCTTCACGGTAATATTTTATAATTTCAGTTTGCTGTCTAATATATCTACGCATTTCTTGAAAGTTGTATGCCATGTTTTCATAGCTTTGAGGAGTCATACCAAATACAACAAAGTCTGCTCCAGTAAAACTTTTTACTTCTGAAATCTTGTCTTGTAGATTAGATTCAGTTAATACAAACCATTGAACATCGTCTAATTGTATTTCGGGCGGAAGAGGTGGTTGATATATTTCTAGTTGTACTGTTTCTGTAATTATTTTTACAGGGGGCAGCGGTAAAGGTTCAGGAGTGCTAGGACGTAAAAAACTACAACCCGGCAGTAGAAACAATAAAGCAATTAGCATGATTTTATTCATTTAATTGATCTACCTCTTTAGAATCTTCTTCCATTTGTCTAAACACTTCTTGTGTTCCATTATTAAGTCTAGGTTCAATCAATCCAGGTCTAGCTAGTGCTAACCTTTGTAGATCATGCCTGCGAAATATACTTAAGTATTCATCTTTTTCTGATTGTAGTTGCTGATTAGCTGAAGTTAGGTTAGTCATTTGCTCTACTTGGCGCTGACTATTTTCTTCTAATGATCTGATAGTTTGTTCGTTTATTTCTGCTGCGGATTGTAACGCTACATTTTGTGCTTGATACTGCCTTACATCAGATTGTAACTGAGTTATTTGGGTATTAAGTTGGTTAACAATAAACCAATGCGCTGCATAACCAGCGCCGGCAAGTAATAGTACAATGGGTAGTATTTTTAAATATGCAAACATAGTCTTCTATTTATCATAGAAGGCTTTTACCATGGTGGCTATATACTCAACTTCGCTGTCTAACAGTTCAGGATAAATGGGTAAACTTAAAACGGATCTAGATAACATTGCACTAGCTGTTAAAAAGTCTAATGTATTTTCACACAAGAACTTAGTTGCAGGTAACTCAGAAATAGTTTGTTCATAATGAACCTTGACTTCTATCTTATGCTTGAGTAAATGAAATCTTAATAAGTCTCTATCGTCTGTAGCAATTACGAATTTTTGATCTGCGTGACGATAAAATTTCTTACTCAAACATTTGATTGGAAGATTTTCAAACTCTTTAATATAATACTTTCTGATCTTTTGTCTACGTATCTGCCACTGATCTATATGTAGCGATCTTGCTAGTACATGAGCACAATCTATTTCACTCATTTTACTGTTAGTACCTGCTACAAAGATTTCTTGTGCAAAGTGCTTACCGTTATCTTTATAAGATTTTGCAAACTTGTACAACTCTTCGCTGTTAGTTACGATTGCACCACCGTTTCCCGAAGCAGGTAAGTTTTTTGTAGGGTCAAAACTAATTGCCATACCCAATCCTACATTACCATTAGCTATCAACCAGTGTTGTGCACCATCTACGATATCTTGAGAAGTTAATAAGTCTGGAGTAGGTGCCCCATATAAACCTACATAGCAATTGTATGTGTTTATACTTTCTCGTTCTGGTTGCAACATTATACCATGTGAATCAGTATCTACGATTTCTATATCATAGTTTTTAGTATATGCGTTATTGTTAACAAACGCATTTAGTGTAGCTCTGTATGTAAGATTAGGTATACGGATATGCAGGGGGATAGTTAAGTCTAAGCTAGTGTAGCAAAGATACTTTGCAATGATTTCTAATGCTTGAGTTCCGCTGTGAACAACTACTGCGTATTCACATTTGGTTCTGTTGACTAACCAATTTTCTAGTCTATTAGTATAACTACCGTCGCAAAAGATACCAGATTTTAGTACGTCATCTGTGGCTGATAAAAGTTCATGTTTTAAATTTAGATACTGACGATCTAAACCAAAATGTTTAATCAAAGTTTCTTAGACCAATAAGGAGAATTTATAATCCAATCGTAATAAATCTTAAAGCCTTCTTCAACATCAACTTTAGGATCAAAGTTAAAGTCATTTCTAGCAGCCGCTATATTAAGTGAGCCTCTGCTAGGAAAGTCAGCGTCTTTATCTTTAATCTCAATTGAGCCTTTACCAGCTAATTTGACTGCTAGTTCTGCTGCATACTTTAAAGTTCTGCTGTGGCTTTTTGTAATGTTGTAAGTTTTGTTGATAGCGTTTTCACTTAATGTAGCAGCTACTATACCCTCAGCAGCATCATCTACATATGTAAAGTCAAGGGTTTCATTTACCCCGTTTACTTTTAGTGTTTGACCGCGTAATGCGCTTAGAATAAACTTTGATATTACTCTGTCTTCAACGTCAAGAGGACCGTATACTGCACTTGGTCTGATGATAGTATGTTCTAAGTTACAGCTACGAGTATAGTCTTTTACTAACCATTCACCTGCTAGCTTCATTATACCATATTGACCTTGAGGTTTACATATAGCATCTTCAGTTACATCGTCTGTAAAGTCTCCATATACCATAGAACTACTAATATAAACAAATCGTCTTACTTTATGCTTTTTAGCAAGTTCAAGTAAGTTAATTAAACCCTCGCTCATTGTTCTACTACCAGCACGAGGATTTACGTTAACTACTTTTTGTCTAGGAAAGCTAGCAAGATGAATAATGATTTCTGGTTTGTCGTCATTGATTATTTCATCTAGCGCATAATAATCAGTAATATCTGCGTTAAATATATCTTTAGTTTTTATTTTCTTAATGCGTTCATTCATCAAGTAATTTAGTTCATCGGCAGGTATTAAACCATAACTAGTTTTATTATCTACGATAGTTATTTCGTGTCCCAAACTTTCTAGTTTGTTAACTATGTTATGTCCAATTAAACCTAACCCGCCAGTGACTAATATTCTCATTGAAGTAATGTCCACACCGTAGTATCAATGCCTGTGCTTTCTAACTGTGCTGCATCAGTTAACTTAGGATGAAAATTCAACCCAGTCATTTTTTCAATATTCTCAATTGTAGTTACCGTAGCAGATATGTCTTGTGTTCTAACTGGCTCATTAGGGAATAAAAATGCTACTGCTGTATTAGAATTACTATCTACAACAACTTTCCAAATATATTGAGGTATGCCTAATCCATTGCCTATTACTTCATAGCCGGGATTATACACAGTACCTACAGTAACATATAAATTCATACCTGTTTTTGCTAAGTTTCTAATACGATCTTCTAATATACGCCAAGCACCTCTGTTTTGATTTGGATTCTGCGGAACCATATTACTTAGATAAAAGCTTTGTGACATTTGTTCTTCGCTTGCTGTGTTATCAGCAGCGGCACTTAAATGTCCTCTGTCATATGGCTTGCCTGCGTAATCAGCTAAAGTAACATCATGTTCACTGGGAATAGCAGGATCATCTCTAAAGTTATCTTTGCGTTTTGCTGTTCCTGTAATATCTTCAGGGTCTATACGATAAGTTACATACTCTGCGGTTTTAGTGTCAAACCTAAAATGAACAGCATAGTTTAAGTGACAAACATACTGTGACTCAGTGATTGCTGACACCGGGGCGCCTGCAGGATGAGCATGATCAGGGCAATTATCATCAATAGGGTTGGCATAAATTGTTGTGCTTAAAAGTAACGCTAATATTGTTGTTATTGTTCTCATTTAAATTTTAATCTCCAAAATGTTTCAATTTTTTCTTCTAATGTGGCCCAAAGTTCTACTTTCTCATTGAAGGTATTAGGGTCGTTCATAACTCTTATCTGGATAGGAGTTTGGCTATGTTGTTTTATAAACTTTCCTTCTTCAGTTTCAAACCATATCTTTATTGTTTTTTCGGCAATATTCGGATAGTTAAAATCGTTACTAATATCAAACGATATAACTTCTACTTTTTTCATACTGCCATTGGTGCTTTAATAGCATCATGTGACTGATAGTTATTTAGTTTAATGTCATCCATTGTAAAATGATCAATATTTTTTATCGCAGGGTTAAGCCAAAGAGTAGGTTCAGGATATGCTTCTCTTGATAATTGTTCTTTAACTTGTTCTACGTGATCTTGATAGATATGTGTATCACCAAAGCTAATAATCAGTTCTTTAGCTTTTAATCCAGTTACATGCGCAATCATGTGCGTAAGTAACGCATAGCTTGCGATATTGAACGGGACACCTAAAAAGATGTCTGCGGACCGCTGATACATATGACAACTTAGTGTTCCATCAGTGCCTACATAAAACTGAAACATAACATGACAGGGCGGCAATGCCATTTTATTTAGTTCAGCAACATTCCATGCGCTAACGATGTGTCTACGACCATATGGATCTTTTTTGATGTTTTCAATAACTTGTTTAAGTTGGTCAATAAAAACAGGTTCTGCTTGACATATACTAGTAGTGTGCGTATCCCACTGTCGCCACTGTACACCATACACTCTACCCAAGTCGCCTTCAAACTTGGCTCTAGGTTTCCAGTAAGGTGACTCGGCATTACCAGTCCATATTGTTGATTTAGAAGGATCGCGTGTGCCGTGTGTTATCTCGGAAAGTCTTCGTTCGTCACTTGATCCTTCTAAGAACCAAAGTAATTCAGCTACACATGCTCGCCATGCTAGCTTTTTTGTAGTGATTGCAGGGAAAGTTGTTCTAAGATCAAAACGTAGCTGACGACCAAATACTGATATAGTTCCTGTGTTTGTTCTATCGCTGCGTTCCTCGCCGTTTTCAAGAATGTCTTTAAGCAAATTGTGATATTGTTTCATTTTATAATTTACTCAATAGTTTATCTGTTTCAGGTTGAACTACTTCTGCAATATTTTCTACGTTTAATCCAAACTCAATACTTACTACTTGGTCATCAAGTTGTATTAACTTAGAACTAACCGCATCTTCTATCTCGTGCGTTTCTAGACCTTGTTTAATCATTCTTTCAATATTAATCGTATGTTGTTTTCTACCCTCTAACTTTATCAGTATCTTTTTGATAAATTCAATGGGTATAGCACGTTTATCTACATCGTCTAATATATGAGACCACTTTTTATTAAAATCAGGTGACATTCTTAGGCTTCAACTTTTGGTTTCTTTACTCGTGTTTTAGCAACAACTTTAGGTTGTTCTACTGGAGCAACAGTAGCTGCTTTAGTTTTTCTAG